TGGGCATGAGAAAATGGCTATAAGCCATGTAGAATTCCCCTGCCAACCAACCAAGGACAAGGGTATGAACAAAAAAATTGCGGCAGGATTACTCGCATCGATTGGGATCACCGCCGGCGCTCACGGCGAATCCTTCTCAAAGGCCGACATATGCAAAGCAGCTATCGCAGTGGAGATGGGGCGCCCAACCAAAACCATGAAAACGAAGCACGCTGAGCCAAACCCCGAAATAACATACCGCCGCCCGGATGGGGATTCATTCCGTTATCGCTGCCAGGTGAGCGAAGATCGAGTGATCTGGTCCTCTTTTATGGAGGATGAAAATCAGTGGGGCCGTTGGCGCAATCAATATTCTGAGGGTGACGCCTCAACTACATACTCGGTGTCGAATGGCGTGCTGACGATCAGCAATGACCAGTCGGGTGACGAATCCTTCAGGAAAAATGACTTTTGAAGCCTTGAATAGGTGTGCGCGTCTTTCCGCGCTGTCTGCCGATGCCACCCTGGAAGTCAGGCGTGAACAGGATGCACGGGCTGCCGGTATTTTCCCGTAGCGCTGCACTACTGGCTTATCAGCGTCCAGGCATCCCCCGAAGGGCCAACCTGGCTGTGGCGAGCCTGAATCAGAAATGAAAAAGCCCAGCGCGACGGCTGGGCTCTATTACGCAAGCAGATAGAAGATCATGGAGTCCAGTAAGCAATCTTGCCGCCTGCACCAACAGCTACAAAGTTGCCGTTGCCGTAGGCGACGCTCCGGATATCGGTTCCTGCGAAAGTGTTTGCTTGCTGAACCCAGCCGATCCCGTCCTCGGAAACGGCTGTCTTGCCGCCGTCGCCGACAGCTACATACTTGCCATTACCGTAAGCAATGTCGCGGATGATGGTTCCACCGAAACTGGTATCTGCAACAGCAGTCCAGTTAAGCCCATCGGGTGAATATGCCATCTTGCCATCCGCACCAACGATAAACATTTTCCCGTTGCAAAGCTTCATGGAAAGGATGGTGCTAGTGCCGAAGGTGCTGGTTACGGTCGAGAATGATTGCGGATTACCCGTCGCCATCTTCACAGCGCTAAGCAGCTTCCCATTCGATCCCGCAACCAACACAAAAACGCCAATGACGTTGACGCAGTACACAGTCTCGTCAGAAGTGAAGGTCGTAGTGCGCTCCACCTGGCCTGACCAATCGCCATAACGGGAAAAGACTTTACCGTTAGAACCAACCAGTATCCAGGTCGCGTCGCTGCCGGAAATTGGCTGATAATAAGCAATGCCTTGCAAGTCTCCGGACACGCGAACAGTTGCCGTAATGTTTGTCCAAGCCCTTTCAGGGCGTGCTGTGCTGCCGTAGGCCACATTGCCGGATTGAGAAAGGGCTTGAAGCTGTGTCCCAATACCGTTCCAGTACAGATCGTTGAGGACCTTTCCGCTATCAGAGGTGACGACGTCCTTAAACCTGGTCCAAGTTGTACCAGTTGCGCCCCCGCTGACAAGCTGAGTGGTTGTGGGAAGACCGTTGCCACCAGCCGCATAAAACTTGCCGTCCCCAAAAACCACGCGCCTAAGCATGCCGGTGTTATCCACCGGTTGCACTTGGGTCCAAAGATCTTGCAAGGTTTGAGACGCCGAATTTGCGTTTTCCATTTTAAACTCCGTTACTTAGCTGATTTAAGTTCAGGCCTCTGTATTGGGCGTATGGCGCTCATGGGCGATTGCTCGAGGCTCGTGCCCTTCACATGATTCAGCGTCCCACATCGGGAACATTTGATCTGGAGCTCTGTAAACCCACCCGTACGGGCGAGAAGTCTTTTGCAGTTACCGCATCTGATTTCTTTCAACATCTGCAAATTCCTTTTGCTGAATCGCCCTTCCGTGGGCAATAAAAAAGCCCCGCGCAGTGGCGGGGCTTACTCATATTACTTTGCCTAATTGGCTTCTAGAAAATCATGCCCGGCCCAAGTCATTTCGAAATTATCTTGATTTCGGTCCCGGGAATCCTTTGTGAGCTTAATGAGGTTTGCGGTCTCAAGGATGAGCAAGTGATATGCCACTGCATCTGCACGGCCTGGCTCGTGATCAGGGTATTTTTCAGCGAAGATACCTTCAATCTCTTCACGATAAAGACCCCCGCCTCCGTTATCCTCCGATACGATAATTTCCAAAATCTCTTTTGCTAATTGTTTGTTCCTGAGCATGCTCATCCCTCTGCATTAATGCCAATTGGCCATTCTGAGGCTACAGCACGCACCACAAACAAAAAAGCCCAACTCAAAGGTCGGGCTTTACTGTGCAACCTCAACGCGCAAGATCGACAGGATGGGTAAATACTCTCTCACTTTCTCACTCAGTGCAATGGCTTTTTGCTAAGCCGCGCAACTTTCGATTAATCCTTCCGCATCAAGCAGTTCCTGAGCGGCAGTGAGCGCCTCGTTCACCTGGTCATCCAGCGTCTTGCGGATCCCTGAGCGCCACCGGTACCGCGTCGACTCTGGCTTGCCGTCGTTATCCCAGTTGGTGATGTCGTACCAAGCCGCCGGCAGCACTGCGGCGGAGCGCTTGCCCTCGGCGCCGGCAACCTGCGGAATAGCCCAGGTCAATACCGCGCACTCCCGGAAGCGTTTCGGTGCCGGCGTCTTCACCGAATTCAACAGTTCCAGGATGGCGCCATGCTTGCGCTCCTGGTGCGTCGAGTACTTCGCCACGAGCGCCCGCCAGTGCGCCGGGCTGAGCGCCTTATGCAGCCGACCGAACACCCAACAGTCTTGGAGAAATGCCGCCTCCTTGCCGACTATCTCCCCCTTCTGCTTCGCGCACTGCACCTTGGGCTCAAAGTCGCAGCCGCCGGCGGAACTGATGGTTTCGGCCGCGAGCGCCCGAACTACTGCTGAAACAACGTTGCGATAGGTCATGCTGCAGCCCTCTTCAGTTCTCTGGTCTTTGCCCTGTAGTAGGCCTTGATGCCCTTGATCTGCTCCACGGAGTACTTGCGCACGCTCTGGTCAGCTTCCAGGGCGTCGACGGCCTCCTGGCCGATGCGCGCGATCAGACCGATCCGGTAGTCCACCGCGTTGCCGGAAAGGAACCGGTTGTCCTGCTTGCTCTGGGCGTGGCAGTTACGCTCATCAAAGCGCAGGTGCGGCGCGGAGCCAACGCTGCGGTAGTGGCCGGCATCGACTGCGTTGCCGCTCCAGTCCAACGGCTTGCCGCTGGAGATGCAGAGATGGCCGGCAGCCTGGTCCCTGGTGCGGATGTATTCGTTGAACGCTTGCTGAGCCTCGCGCATATGTTCGCCGCGGCTCTTCAGCTTCTCCTTACGGGCCTTGATCTCGCGGCGCTCAACCTGGGCCAGCGACTTGCGCGCCTTCGCCTGGTTCACGTCCTTGATGGCCAGGCCGCATTTCGGGCTGCACACGGCCTGGCCCAGGCGCTGCGGCGGGAAGCTGATGCCGCATGCCGGGTTCTTGCACTTCTTCGGTTTGGGTTGCTTGGCGATCATGCAGCCTCCTTGCTGAGTAGATCAGTGAAAACCACACCTTGGCCTGTGAAGTAGGTGGCGATGCGGTCGGTGTAATTGATGCCCTGGGCACGGTTGAACAGGCTGGTCACCGGGAAGCCTTCGGGGCCGAACAAATGACACTCCCCCATCATGGCCAGCTTCGTTTCGTATGGCAGATGACGCATGACCCGGTACCACTCAGCCTGAAACCCGGCATCCTCGTTCAGTAGGATCTGCACGCCGAAGTGCAGCTTGCAGTAGCGCCGGGCGTCGGCCGCGTCACCGATCTGGGTCATCTCGGCGATGCGCTTGTACATCCCAAACCACAGCCGGTTTTGATCCAGTGTGCGGTCCTTGCCCGGGCGCAGGGTCACCACGACAAACTTCTTGTCTTTGTACATGGCGCTGATTTTGGTGATGACTTCGGAGAGCTTGGCCTGGCAGTTGACGCTGATTTTGTCGGACATCAGAAACCCTCCTTCCCGCGCTGCGATTCCCACTCAAATGGAATGACGATCACCCCACCCTCTCGCAACCGATCAATGCAGCGCTCGCCTAGTGCGTCCGGCAACGTCTTTGCGTCAAGGTTGGAAACGATCACCGTGGGGCGCATCTGCTCGTAGCGGCCGTTGATGATTGCGAACAGCGTGGTCAGCTCGAAGTCACTTGGCTTCTCCTTGCTGACGCCGATCTCATCCAAGATGAGCAGCGAGGGGCTGATCAGGCTCGACAGGATCTGGCTTTCACTCTGATCGCTGGAATGGTCGTAGGTCGCGCGGATGGCCTGCAGCACAGCGCCGATAGTGCGGTACACCGCCGTTGCACTGGACTTGGCCATGATCTCGTTGGCGATCGCCACGGACAGGTGGGTCTTGCCAGTGCCGGGCTTGCCCAGCAGCAACAGGCAGCGGCCCGTCTCGGCGATCTGCGCGAACTCAGCGGCATACCGGCGGCAGGTGTTCAGTGCTTTTCGCTGTTCCGTGGTGGTAGCGACGTAGCCGTCCAGGGTTTTGCTGGCGAAGCGCTTGGGGATCAGCGCGGCGCCGAGCTTGCGCTCCAAGGCCATGCGGAGTTCCATCGCCTTGTTGACCAGCTCAGCAGCTTCGGCCTTTTCGCGAATTATCCTTCCGCACTCAGGGCAGCCGCTCTTCAGCTCCTTGCCCAGCACCGGGAAAACCTTCTGGTCGTAGTGGCCGTGGGTCTCGCACTCGGCGGGCTGGATGCGGGTACCAGGCGGCAGTTCAGGAGTCTCCTGGGCGGGCTCAGATCGCATAGGAACCGTCCTCACGCCGAATCAGGCCATCGGTGTAGTTGCGGTCAGTAAAACCAGTGTGGCGAGACTGAGGGGCCGGCACCTGTACGGATTCAGCCAGACGCTTGATCACCCAAGAAGCCTTGAAACCCTGCCAGCCGGAATTCAGCGCTTCGGTGATTGCATCGTCTGCGGTGATCCCGGCCTCGGCGCACTTGGCCAGCTCGGTGTTCACGGTCGCCCAGACGGTGGCGGTCACTGCGGCGCGCTTGGCTTTGCGCTGTGTCAGCCAGTCGGCCAGCAGTTGCTCAGGGACGTTGTGAGGGTTGTCGGCCAACAACTGCGCCATGCCGAACGGAGTCTTGCGATCAGGCTTCGGAGGTTCGGCCGGCTCTTGGGGCGGATTAATCTCTTTCGTAGAAAGAGTTAATAGGGGTTCTTTCTTTGTATAAAGAAGGGAGTGAGCAGTTTTGGTCTCACTCGCAGGCGGTCTCAGTGAGACGATATTGTCTGAGTGAGACGTTTTGGTCTCAGTGAGACTCGGTTGTTTTTCTTCGAAGAAAGACCACTCACGGACAGGCGCGATGCCGATATCCCCACGGCTCCCGCCAACGCGAAAAATGATCCGGCGCTCAAGGAGGTGGCTGATCGCCTTCGACGTGACGTCACGGCGCAAGTTGGTCTGTTTGCCGATATCGTCGGCAGTCAGGCGTTTGGTTTCCAGTTGATAGCCGATGGTCTGGCGTGCAATGGCCATGAGCACGCGCAGCTCACGCGCCGGCAGGTCAACCGTAGCCAATGCCTCCATAAGGCTATTGTCCATACGGGTGAATCCCCGAGGGTTGTGTAACGCAAAAATGTTTGGCATGATTTCTCTCGCTTAAAGCTGTTGAAGAAGCCGACCTCGTACGTCGGCTTTTTTGTGTCTGAAATTCAGGCTGCCTTCACCGACGCATCCATCACGTCCAGGCTCTGCCGAACGTGATTGATCTCTTGGCGGATCAGGCTCTTTTCGAAAGAGCTGACGTGGTTGTCGTCCAGCGCTTCGTGCACCGCGATCGTCAGGTCGGCAACTTCCTTACCTACGTTGATCAGCGACTTGGTGAGCGCTTGCGGCTCCGGCGCCGACTTCGATACCAAGTCAAAGCCGAACTCATTGGCCAAGGCCATCAACGGGCGCAAGTCGCCGGTGTGCAGCAGGATCCCGAACAGATGCTCCACGGTCAGGTGATGAGCCTCGTTGTCAGGGTTGGCGCGCTGAAGCAGGCCAACGTGCGGAATACCCATCTTTGCAGCCAGGGTCTTGGGCTCGTTGCCCTTCACTGCGGCCTGACATGCATCCAAAAAGTCTTCCATTCGTAAAACCTCAAATTTGTTTCCGTGGCGCCCTGCCGATGCAGAAGCGATCATTTGCTCAATGGATCGGCGGACACTGATGTCAGGCGGCCTGAGCCTTCTTTGCTGCCTTGAACCTGCCCTTGGAGAGAACCTGAATCTGGTATTGCCTGGATTCAGGGATTGTTTCGCCCCACATGGTCACTGCGCTTGGGCGGATACCCAGGGCTAGCGCCAGCTTTGTCTTGCTGCCGAAGAATTCGGCGACTTCATGCGTGTTCATTGCGCATCCTCGTTCGAGCCTGTCTCAATTTAAGCATGCTTAAGTTATGGCATCAACGGTGTTTTCTTCCTACTGCATGCTTAAATTCAGTTAACTTAATATTGAGTCCATGGAAAGACACGAACGCATCGCCCGCGCCATACAGGTCAGCGGTAAAAAGAAAGGAGAAATTGCATCGCTTTGCGGCGTTGCAAATTCTGCCGTTACTCAATGGATTACTGGTGAGAGCAAAAGCCTCAGACCGGAGAACCTTTACGCGCTGGCGAAAGCGACTGGCTTCCGGGCCGAGTGGCTTGCTATCGGTGAAGGTGAAGAGCGCGAGGTTTCAGAGTCGAATGTCTCCCCCGCCGTCCAGCCCACCAAATCATTCCGCTACCCAGTAGTCAGCTGGGTTGCCGCCGGTGCCTGGGCGGAAGCCGTGGAGCCCTACCCGGCTGGAATCTCGGACACCTACGAATTTTCGGAGTACGACTCCAAAGGTCCTGCGTTCTGGCTGACAGTCAAAGGGGACTCGATGACGGCGCCCGCCGGCCAGAGCATCACCGAAGGCACCCTGATCCTGGTGGACACTGAGGCTGAAGTCGCACCAGGTAAGCTGGTGGTGGCCAAGCTGCCGGACAGTAATGAGGCCACGTTCAAGAAGCTGGTCAGCGACGGCGGTCGACTGTTCCTTAAGCCACTGAACCCGAGCTACCCAATTGAGGCGGTAGACGAGAATTGCCGGATCGTTGGCGTGGTTGTCCAGGCGCTGCAGAAGTTTTACTGATGCCATCCGGCCTTGGAAAACCATCGACCTCATGTCGAGAGCAGAGCTTTTGGAACAAGGTGTGGACCTATGCTCTGCTGGCGCTCATGTTGGTTTTCACAACCGAAGCTGGCATTTGGCCGGACGGCAGTTCATCCCATCGCAAGCGAGTCTTCAGCCCTGGCTTCGTTGTGGTCTGCGTTCTCGTGGCTGTGGTTGAGCTGATAGCGCTGAACCACTTCTATGGCGCGCGTTTTTGAGGCGACTGCGGTCGGACATGATCACTGAAGTAAATCCGAAAGGCCTGCGCGTTCATCGGCCACCCATTGCATGTTAATTTTTTTAACCTACAATGTAGGAAAGAAAAATTAACATCAGGTGAAAATATGTCCAATCATGCTCTCGGTGTTATCGACCAGCCATACGATATTAAACGCAGCCTTGACGCCCTGGGCCTCACCTCAGACCAGATCATCAAAATTGGTATGGCAGCAGCGATCGCTCGATCCGAATACCTAGAAGGGGTTGACCCAGTCAACTACCCTGGTACTCAAGCTTATCAGGCCGGGATTCGGCACCTCCGCCTAGAGACACTTCCTAGCGGCTGGAGAACTGGCAACTTCAGAAATATCGAGATTGTAGTTAATGACGACCTTGGAATCATGCTGGGTTTTCAAAACGTAGATCACGCATGCAAGGATATCGAGCCGCAGGCAATTTCACCTAAAGGCGAGGCTACACGTGATTTAGTAGCAGCCCCTCATGCACAAAGTCTTTTTCCTAGGGCTGATGTTGTGGACAGTCGTCCGGGTGGTAGCTTTCCGGTGGTATGGTTCATTTGCGTATCGGCTAACGCAAAACGATTAGAGGTTGAGGTATCCAGGCCAAAACCATTCACAGAAGATCACTTCGTAGGTTTCTTTGACCGAATTTTTGTTGCTGATAAAGATATCGACCTGCTGGAATTCCCGACTGCTCCCGCGGCGGAAGACATTGTCGATGAGCCAGAAATTCTGATTTCGAAAAAATAAAGATGGCGAATCTCAATCTTTCACGGCTCGACTTCGCTAGAAAGCGCAGGCAGCTTACGCAAAAGAAACTCGCAGAGCTGTCTGGAGTTACTCAAGTAACGCTCTCTAGAATAGCAAAAGGGGTTACCATTGAACCCTCAACAGAAACAGTAGCCGCAATAGCGAAGGCTTTAAAGTATCCAGTTGAGTTCTTTTATCTCGACGATGTAGATGAACTACATAGCAAGCAGGTAAGTTTTCGTAGCCTCAAATCAATGACTGCCAAACAAACAGATGCGGCATTAGCAAGCGGCGCGCTTGGCTATCTATTCAACGACTGGGTTGCAAGTAAATTTAATCTCCCGACACAAGACCTACTTGATCTAAGAGATGAAGATCCAGTTTCAGCTGCAGCTTCAATTAGGCGCCATTGGGGTCTTGGGTTCCGTCCTATACCAAACTTGATCAAGCTTCTCGAATCTAAAGGTGTTCGGATCTTCACTTTGTCGGAAGGTCGCGACGTTGACGCATTCTCATTTTGGAGAGATGGTACTCCATTTATTTTTTTGAATACCATAAAGTCGTCAGAACGTAGCCGGTTCGACGCAGCTCATGAGTTGGGCCATTTGCTAATGCATGCGCATGGTTATACTGAAGGCTCTGATGTTGAGCGAGATGCCGACGCATTTGCGTCGAACCTGTTAATACCCAGGGAAGACTTGATTGCAAATCTTCCCTCAGTAAGATCCATTTCACAAATTATCGCCAGCAAGAAAAGATGGGGAGTTTCTGTACCTGCCTTGGCTCGCAGCCTTAGGGATGTAAATATTTTATCTGATTGGCATTACAGAGAGATCTGCAAACAGATTGCAATATCTGGCTATAGAACAAAGGAACCCCAATCTATGGATAGGGAATTCTCTGTGCTTTGGCGAAAAGTGCTTGAAG